GTTATCTACGTCCTAGACGGTGATATCAGTAGTCTACCAAACGTCAGCCCTTAAGTACGGGTCGGCGCGGTCGATAGGAAGATCACAGTTGCCAAAGAGCAAATGTTCAAGATCCTCTACTGCTTCAGTCCGAAACTTCCCATAACGATGCCACGAGAATTGACAAAAATCATCGTCACTGGCAGAGTCGCACTCCCCAATATGCTTAAGAACAGCCGAACGACTCCCGAAGAAGTCGATGGCATGTCTAAAATTGAAGGACAAAAGTCCAGGAGATAGTGAGTGGTACGACTCGCCAGTGACGAGAAACCTTTGCAGGAACAACTGCGCGAAAGGCTTATAGTGACGAAATTCGTAGGCATATGACAATGACTTGCCAGCAACATACGCCGAATGCGTGATGTCGTTTGGATTGCCGCGGGCGTTGAAGCGCCCTAATGCCTTACCAAATTTCGGCACCATCAGGTGGCCGTGAGAAGTTGGCACGAAACAACGGGACAAAAACTCACAATCAACCAAGGCCTCACGTACGTGGACCTTGGCTTTCATGTGAGCCAATGTAGCGAAATGCTCGTAATCGCGCCGAGCCCGCTTAGGTATACGACCGTTAGTAATGCGTGCTAGCATGTCGTCACCTAGCACAAGAGCATTACTGCGGATACCAAAACGGCGGGCCCACGAAAAGAAGATAGAAGAATTCCAGATGGAGTTGCGGAAGGTAGTGGAAGTGGAACCAGACGGGAGTTGGTAGCGAAGCTTGGCGCGAACGCCAAACTTCCGGGACTGAGCTGTGTAAGAATTTGCCTGTAATATGCAGCCTGCTAACCAGGGCGGCATACCCAGCCGGACAGCCCAGCGGTACTCCAATTGGCCCACGTCCTTAACCTGTAGCTTGTCGTTGGAAGAGAAATCAGCCTCAATAAAGGGGCCAACTCCCTCAACCACCTGGACAAACGTCTGTGGGACTTCACCATACGCGATTTGCACTGTAGTATTGTGGCCATGAGAAGCATCGACCTTGGCAGATGCGACTAGCCTCTTCAAACACTCCTGTAGGCAGGGCCCCGAAAGAGCGTTATGGAGGTCAGTCGAAGCATTGACAATTCTGCCGGCCCATTCAGGGTCGTGCCTCTTCATGAGTAACTCAACCTTTTCGAAAACGTCCTTGGTTGAGAACTCATTCTGCGTGAAAGCCGCAAATCTATCCAGTGCCTTGACTAGTCTACGCTGCTTGGGTGGCTCAAACTGAGGAAGCCAAGCATCGAACAAGTCTTTCGTCCATTCCACAACTGGCAAGGGGTGAGGAATCATCCGTTTCATCAAGCGCACGGATGATTTAATAATGTAAGGATCAACCCTTGACTCAGAAAGATAGTTACAACGTTTATTGAAAGCAGCCAAAAAGGATGAGAACGTTCCGTCGGTAAGGACGGGGTGATTGTCCTCGAAAAGGGGACCGAGCACGGTCTCCCTCTGAAAACGGGACAAGGCCCGTTGCTCATCCTTCAGAGCTGAACGTTGTGGATTAACCTCGAGTTTGACTTGAGGAGTGAGGACGAAGTTCTGGCGTAGTTGAACGCGTTGACCGAGCCGCCACGGACTATGGGGGCCTCGATCCAGCAGGCCGCCGTTGACCATGGCGGCTAGGTTTGGTGGGTTTGCGTATGCGTGTGGGTTTGCGTG